AGCAGAGAAGGATTCTGACCGTCTCAGGGCTATTGAGCAGTTATTCAAGGCTGAGGGATGGATTGCTCCAGAGAAGCAAGAGGTTGTGCAGTTTAACGGCTCTTTTCTGGCTGATTTAGACCTGGATGAGGAAGATTTGGTTGAGCTAGAGGTTAAAGACTCCAGTGATATCAAGGACTTACACTAGATCGACCAACTGCTCATAGGGCAAATGGTCCATTAAAGGTGGCGTCAGGCATCACGCGTCATGCGTTATAGAAGGTAGGGGGGGGTAGTTTCTGGCTTCTGACGACGATCGAGAGTGTGGTTCCATGGGGGTGATATCAGCCCCTACCACCGTATTTTGACCCCCCACGGGTCTTATGAGAGTACCGAGGCAAAAAATGAGAAAGCTATTAATGCGTCGTGTTACGGCACTTGAATACTTAGACATGGATGAATTGACGTTTGAGGCGTTTATTGTCCCTCACGTTACCTCTTTACGTTTTGGTGGGAGTCTTTATTACTTAGCTGATCAGGTTGAGGATGCTGTTTACACGCTGATAGAGATTTCTTCGGATGATGAGGTGCAGTTGCACCTAGTTGATTAGGGGGGGCGGTCCTTATGAGAGTACCCACCGTTACACAAATACAAAAAATAGAAAGAAGTAGAGCAGCGATTTGCACATGCATCTACAAAGTAGAGCCTTATAGAGCTTTGGTGTGGTGTAACAAGTGCAAGGGTTATCAAAAACACAGCAGATTTATTGATCGGAAGGTTTGATATGGCAGGGAAGAAGGATTCTAAACTAAAAAATGCGGGGGTCAGTGGGTATAACAAGCCTAAGCGGACTCCATCCCACCCTACCAAGTCTCATGTCGTTGTTGCCAAAGAGGGTGACAAGGTCAAGACCATCAGATTTGGACAGCAGGGTGTAAAAACAAATCAGACGGTTGGTCAAAGAAAAGCATTTGAGAGTCGTCATGCTAAGAATATAAGCAAAGGCAAAATGAGTGCAGCTTATTGGGCAGCAAAAACTAAATGGGCGCCCTCCAAAACCAAGTCATCTTCAACTAAGTGGAAAAAAGGAAGCTAATTATGCCAATGGTCAACGGTAAGAAGTTTGCATATACGAAAGCTGGTGTAGCAAAAGCTAAAGTCGCGGCGAAGAAAGCCGCAGTTAAGCCAAAAGTTAAACCAAAAGCTAAGAAAAAGTAATGCCTGCTAAGAAGAAAGCTGCGCCCAAGAAAAAATCGACCGTTAACAGCGCCGGTAACTACACGAAGCCTGCGATGCGTAAGCGACTGTTCAACAAGATTAAGGCTGGTAGCAAGGGTGGTTCTTCTGGGCAGTGGAGTGCGCGGAAAGCGCAGATGCTAGCCAAGGAATACAAAGCAGCGGGTGGAGGTTATAGAGACTGATGGCGCTAAAAAAATCGCAAAAAAGTTTGAAGAAGTGGACTGGCGAGAAATGGGGCACTAAGAGCGGAAAGAACTCTACTCAAGGGAAGAAGGCGACTGGTGAGCGATATTTGCCTAAGGCTGCTCGCGACTCTTTGAGTAAAAAGGAGTATGCCGCCACTAGCAAGAAAAAACGCGCTGACACGAAGGCAGGTAAGCAGCACAGTGCTCAGCCCAAGAAGATAGCAAAGAAGACAGCAAGGCACAGGAAATGAAAAATTCGCGTGAAACACTCTATAGCAAGGGCGACAACCGCCGTCCTGAAGATACTAAAAAGTTTAATGAAGGCTATGACCGAATCTTTGGAGATTCTAAGCTCAACCGAAAAGAACGAAACGATGTTCGGGCTAGAAAAAGAGGTTCCGATAATAATGGTTGAGGTAGAGCTTAAGAGATTTGCATATCACCCTGAGGGAACTCTAGGTGTTATAGATTTAAACGGAGAGCGCTTTTATACGATAGAGCGCCCTTGGTTAGATAATGCTCCAAACGTCTCGTGTATTCCTGAGGGGACATACGACACTGGTTGGAGAGACTCCCCACGATTTGGTGAGACATGGCATATCAAAGATGTTGCGGATAGAACATACATACTTATCCATGCAGCCAATTTTTCTAAAGACGTTCAAGGGTGTATAGGGCTAGGGACTGGGTTGATGGGAGATCGAGTCGCTGTGAGTAATAGCCGTAAAGCTGTAGCAAGGTTTGAGGAGATTACGAGGAATACGGAGTGGCGGCTGAAAGTAAAGAGTGCAACATATGCGGGATTACCAAATCAATAGGTAACTTTTCTGCAAATCGTGGAGCTTGTAACAAATGCCGGACATCAAGGAATAGAGATAGACAGAACTCGACAGTAGAGCTTTTTCTTGGAGCCCGATTAACGAGCATTAAGCAGCGTCACAAGCAAAAGAATTATGACGGTACCCTAGTATCACTTGAGTACTTAATGGACTTATACGAGCAGCAAAGGGGCATTTGCGCCATTTCTAACATACCTATGCACACCAGCACAGATTACTCCGACTTATGTGCGAGCCCAGACCGTATTGATACGGATAAAGGTTACATCGAAGGCAACATTAGGTTTGTTTGTGCCCGAATAAATTTAATGAGAAACGATATGGATGACCATGACTTTGTGTGGTGGTGTAAGGCGGTGGTAAACAATCATGGAAATTGAAGAGATAGCTCGCAAATTAAAGGGTAACTTCCCGCTATATAGTAAGAATATGCTGAAAATCGTGACAAAAGAGGGTGAATCCAAGCCTTTTGTCCTAAATGCTGCACAGTTACATGTCCATGCCATGCTTGAAAAGCAGCTAAAAGATCAGGGAAATATCCGCGCATTGGTCCTGAAAGCTCGTCAAACCGGAATATCGACGTACACACAGGGCAGAAACTTCTGGAAAGTCACGCAGAATCGAAATGCTAACGCATTCGTACTGTCGCATCTTGCCGAATCTACTAACGCAATTTTTAACATGGTGAGATACTTTTATGACAATGTCCCGCATCCGGCATTTAAGCCGCCGCTCGCTAGTCAGTCGGCGTCAACGTTGGTTTTTGATGACATCAATTCGCGATACAGAGTCGGAACAGCAAGATCAACCCAAACAGGGCGAGGACAAACAAATAGATTTGTCCACGGCTCTGAAGTGGCGTTCTACCCACAAGGATCAGACATAGTCGCAGGTCTACTACAGACTGTCGGTGGCAAGAACACTGAGGTAATTCTAGAGAGTACTGCTAATGGTGCCGGTGGCTGGTTCTACGATCAGGTAATGAAGTCGCTTAGAGGCGAATCAGAGTGGATTACTTGCTTTATTCCTTGGTACTGGATGCCAGAGTATAGAAAAAAAGTATCGCCTTATTTTGTTGCTACACCAGAAGAATATGATCTTGCACAAAAGTATGGACTGGACGATGAGCAACTTTCATTTAGACGCGCCAAACTAGATGAGTTAGGCGGGACAGATTTATTTCGTCAGGAATATCCTAGTACCCCGCTCGAAGCATTTTTAACCTCAGGTCGTTGTTTCGTAGAAGAGTCCGCGATATCTCAATGTGAAAATAATTGCTACACCGCAGACTTCAAGGGCGACATTATTGACGGCAGTTTAATTGAGCGTGAACACGGCAACTATCAAGAATGGTATTCCCCCTCCAGAGAGGAAGCTTACGTCATTGGCGTGGATGTTGCGGAAGGTCTCGCCTATGGCGACTATAGTTGCGCCCAAGTGCTTGACTCGTTAGGCAATCAAGTAGCCTGCTGGCACGGACACATAGATCCATTTGATTATGGCGCCCTAGTAGCAATGTTGGGGAAACGCTATAACACTGCATATATAGTAGTTGAGCGTAACAACCACGGTCTTGGTACGCTTCGCAAAATTCAAGACTTGGGTTATTCAAATTTATTTGTGGAGAGTTCTGTCGATGGTGCCTACGGAGATCGCTTGACAAAGCGCGGAGGCTTTCTAACGACAAGCAAAACAAAACCATTAATCGTTGACAATTTAGCGGCGCTACTTAGGCAAGGTGAAAGCGGTGTTGCAGACATAGAATTATTAAATGAGTTGCGAACTTACATCATTGATGATAAAGGGAGTTACAATTCCCAAAATGGATGTTATGATGACAGGGTGATGGCTTATGCTATTGCCCTGCATGGACTTGCTTCTATGCCGAGACCTCGGCACCGGACTATACAAAAACGTTTTAAATCGTTAGATCCTGTGACGGGTTATTAATCTATGCATGAGCTAGAGTATGAAGGTGAAGAAGAACTAGAGAAAGAGCCAGATGGTTTGCAAGCGCAAAGTATGCAGAGTCTGGGTTCTCGTCTTGCCGGAACTTTTCAAGAGTATAAAGACGCTCGTAAAGAAACAGAAAACGAGTGGCTAAAAGACTTACGCCAATATCAGGGCATTTATGAACCTGATGTGCTTGCACGCCTAGATGCTGCGTCTGGTTCACGATCAAAAGTATTCGTCGGGCTAACACGAACAAAAGTGATGGCTGCTTACAGTCGAATAATAGACCTGTTGTTTCAGCACGGCGATGTTTTCTTTTCTGTAGACCCTACCCCAATCCCTCAGATCGATCCTCTTAAGGCGATGCAAATGCGCCAGATGGCTATGGAGCAGATCATGATGGCAAGCGGTCAAGATCCGATGATGAATCAGGACTTGGTAGCCGCAAGGATGGCAGAGCTAGAGGAAGAGTTTTTAGAGTTAGAAATAGAGGTAGCTAAAAAAGCTGCCGAGTCTATGACTGTAGACATTGAAGACCAGCTTGTAGAGACCAACGCAGAAATGAAGCTTAAAGAAAGCATGTTAGAAGCATGTATCTTTGGTTCAGGTGCCGTAAAAGCAGGTACTGTGCGT